GTTTACCAAGGAAGCCCTCTCTGCCCTTGTCGTACAATGCGTTTGCCATTTAGTTGCCTCCCTTTATTTTTTGTTACTCTGCTGAATAAATCCAATTTGCGAATGCTACGCCCCCTGTTGCATAAAATTCGATTTTTAATGATGTTTTGAATTCTAAATCTATCGCTATGGGAGTTGCCGAAAATTCGATATTAGATAAATCGCTAAAAGCAATTGGGTATATATAGCTTGTCGAAAGGGTGCTTAATTCTGTAGTGACGTTTCCGTCAACAGTAACCTTAAAATAACAATTAATTCCACTATTGGTTTTAACCTTCATCCATTTCAAACACCCCTTCCCGCTAATATCTAGAGCGGTAGCATAAGATGTAGAACTAGTCGTGGCCGACCCTTTTATTGCCCCTCTTGGCTTCTGCCTGGTATTTACATTGTTGTTGATGTTAGTCTCAGTTGTGGGAATCTTATTGTCGTTTAGATATTTAACCTTCGAGTGTAAACTTCCCGCCGCATCCGCACCGTCTGTTCTCTGCCCAAGCTGATACCCTGTCCACCCAATAATAGTCCCAATTACTCCGCCTAATCCAGCCATAGCTTATTCTCCCTTCACTGGTAATCCGCTGCTATACGTTACCGTCAATACGTCGCGCACGCCCCCGGCTGGGCCGTCTGAAGGCGGGATGTAACTGTAAAGCTTCAATGGCAGGCCGCCGCTATACTCAATCGTTGTCAGTGCATTAGTCCCTTCAATTACATGCCGAGGTAGCCCGGACGCCCCGGAATAGATTCTAAAATGCAGGGCGTTATTCGCCGTCCAAACACCCGTATCGCCGACGCGTCTGTACGCTGGGTAACTGCCATCAGTGGTGGTTTCTCCGACCCAGTCATTTTTATTCGTCGCGTCTCCGGCCTTGGCCACCTTGATCCAGTAATATGCCCCGGAGGTAAGCCCGGACAAATTGATCGGGATACTGACATAGGCTGCCGAAAGCGGGATATGTTCTGCAGGTATCCGCACTTCTTTAAGAAGGGTACCGTCAGTTCCGGCTGCCGGATCCATCCCGGAACGAATTTGGATTACGACGTCGGCACCAGCACTATCTTTATCCAGGTGCAATTCTATTCGGTCAACCGCCGTTGTACCTGTAGTAGTGAATCGGCAGCAGTAGTTATAATCAGCGATATTATTTTCCAGCACGCCGGAGCCGGTCTTCGCATCCCGTTGCGTTCCATCATAGGCAACGGTAAAAGGCTGCAGATTCAGAAGCGGATTCATGGTTGACTCGCTAATTGGAGTTACGCCATTTTTGTACGCGTTAATCACAAATTACACCCCCTGTTGGAATGTCAAACGGCATTCGATATTCAGCACCTGCCCTAGAGCTTTTGAAAAGATTTGATCTAAATGATTAATTCTAGTCCCGCTCCCAGATGCTTCCGTGGCATCGCTAAAAAGCTCTAGCCACGTGTGGCTGCCATTCCCCTCGACAGGCGAAAACACTGTTCGAAATCTAATTAAGTTGTCTGAACGGATAACGGATCCGACAGCCTTCCGATACACTTCTGTGGCGGCACCTACAGCGATATAGCAAGCAGGAAGCGTCTCGAAGTGCTGCGCAAGGCGCGCCAATCCAAGCGCATCCATGGTGTTTAGAAGCGGGCCAATCCACTTACCTTCATCATATTGTAAGAACCACTCACCCTTAATTCTCATAAGCAAACCACATCCCCAATAATAGCGTCAACATCACCGCAGTACCACGGCGTAGTACGAAACGCAATTAGTGCCGTGTCCAAGACACCGGCGTATTCATCACCTGCAACAAATTTAGTTTGGTATTTAACGTCGGCTATTTTTTTCTGCTGCTGCCCGCTTACCAGGGCTTTGAGTAGATCTGGTATTCCCTTCAATCTGCCACCATAAGTAATTTTATAAATAAGTTTACTGCTCGTTAATTCGCTAATATTAACTCTCTGAATAACGAATTGGCCAGTAATCCCTTTATCAGGCATGTTTATCGTAAGCAGCTGCCCCGGAGAAAAACCCGCTATCTCGGTTTCGAAACTTCCTCTTATTTTAGGATTGGCATGCTCAGCTAAATCCGCTAAGCCGGCCGCTTCGGCTGCCTCAATGGTAACGAGTGAATCATCAACTATCTTATGCTCATATACGCCGTCTCCACCTTGAATCGCCGATACAGCCTGTTGGCTGTCAAGATCCTCTACCAGGGTTATAACGTCCATCGGGTATTTAAATGCGAAAGCCATAGTTGATCCGCTTATCGGGGTCGTGGTTTGTGCCGAACAGCGGATAAGTTTTTCGCGTTGATTATACATATAGTCGTAATTTATTTCGTCATCTACGTTTTCTAGCCCAACAGTCTTTGGGACCTCTGAAACCATGACGCTCGGAGAATGCGGTTCGTAAGCGAGCACCCAAACGCGCTGCTTACCGTCGGCTACGTATTCGAATGTCTGAAAGCCGGAAAGGAATCTTCCCCCCAGGACGTATACTTTGTTCCGCAGGCCCTGAATATCAACATCATGCTGGTAGCCTCTTATAGCCGTTGTTTGGATTATCTCAACCGGCGCAAGGGCATCATAGCTTTCGAAAAATTTGACATCTCTATCATAATCAACGTACCATTGCCACCCAATATATTCCGCAAGTTGCGTAAAGCACTCAGTTGGCCTTATATAATCGAACTTGATATACTCAACTAGCGGGGATCCGGGAATAATACCGGTTCCGGTAAAGCCGGAGCAGTAATTTGTAATTATGTCGATAACAATAGCACTTGCTGAAATGTTTTCGTAGGTTTCCACTACTAAGCGCCGGTTAAGCATATAACTGTAATCGACTGCCTCAACCTGATACCAAGTAATACTTGTCGTTAGGGCTATATCTTTCGGCGCCGTGATGATACCTGCAAAAATTTTCACCCCGTCGTTAGATACAATAACTTCCTGCCCCTCAATAGCCCTGTCCCCGCTTTTAAGGGTGAAGGTGCAAGTATCTTGTTCATGACCTAATACCTGTTCTATTCCAAATCCGTCAATTTTTACATCGCCTGAACGGTTATTTTCAACCGACGGAAATACAGCGTCTAAGTTGCCGTTAAAGGGGAGCAATATTGTTGTGTCTATATCGGCGGTGTATAACGACTGGTACGCCGCCTGATGCTCAGCCAAGGTGCGGGCACGGGAGGAGATTCTAAGGTTGTCAATGATTCCGTTGAGTTGTGCACTGCTATTATACTTGCTCCCAATATACATATTAACTGGAAGTGTGCCAACTTGCTCAGTGTAGGTCAAATCGCTTCCAATCTGCGCACCGTTGACAAAAAGGCGCATTATAGAACCATCGCCTGTCAACATTACGTTGTAAATTCCACCAACAGATGTGGAACCACCAGAAATAACGCGAGAAGTTCCACCAGAGCGTATTTCAGCCCACCACGCGCTACTCCAGTCCAACATTAAATTGTAATAATTATTACTATCAATACATATATACCACAGATATCTGGGTATAGGCACCCCGTAATTGCTTGTAAGTGATATAGTCATCTCCACAGTCCAGCTGCCCTTTATGAATACATCTGTTGTTGGAATGGTCATAACTTCGGAGACACGGGTAGAATTGTGAAACGTGGTTGCGTATAGTTTATTTTCAAGTTGTATAAAATCAACCTCAATTGGACGTGTAGAAAAGGTGAATATCCGCAGGCTCACCGTGGCCGGAGCAAGCTGACTGTCAAAGCCGTTCTTTTTGAAGTCTTGGAAGGTGGTGGTTAGCTGACTGGAAGCAATAGTTAATTCTTGTTCTGCATTATCATAACCGCTCGCTTGTAAATCCAAAGTTAAATTCTGCGCCGTTCCTGTGGAATCTTTATATCTAGCTCTAATTAAATAGCTATGGTTACTATTTTGTAAAAGATTTGAAAGTGTACATTGACACAGTGACACTGCCACCCCATCGGGGCTTTGCAGTGTTAAAACACCACTTGCAACCGAAGCATTAGTCAGTGTCCACCCCGTAGAGTATGAAAAATCTGCTGTAGCCCCAGCATTGGTTTTAACTAAGTTAGTCGTGCCTTCCTCCATCATTACACCTGTAGAGGCATAATAGACGGTGAAATCTAGCACCCTAAACGCTGTAGGAGAATTATTCCGCAATCCAACACTACCACTTGTAAAAGTAGTATCAACTACAGAAAGTACCTTTACCCCCCCGAAGTAGGCTTCCAGACATGAACCTTTGCAGGAAAACTTAATCTGCTTAGACGTGCCTCTGGGCCATGTCACGTTAGCGCCCCCCAACCACATAAACACACCACCAACACGCTTATAAATTAACAAATTATCGGGTGGATTTAATCCGGAATCATCCCGCAAAACAAGCATGTAATAGTTGTTATTGTCCTGGTATCTTGCGATAATCCCACTGTCGTGGGCTTGGTCGCTATTAATCACGGCCTCGCAATCTTGTAAGGACAGATCGTTCTTTATCAGCGTTGCCTGATCTCCGCCGGTTACTTCCAATACTTCCGGTGGCGCCCAAGAGCTGCTGTATAAGTCGGCGCTATTTGATGTCGTGGATAAATAGAGTGTCCCCCCGGTTGGAACAAGGATGTTATTATCCCCAACTATCGCCTCGGGAATATCAACATAGGTGGGGCTTTCAAGATACGTAACATCAGTGGTCAATCTAGTTTTGATCTGCGTAAAAACATATCTGTCAATCGGTACCCATTCGTCATACTCAACAAAAAGATCGGGGCTGCTTCTTTGAGCCAACAGCCCCCAAAGCTCGCCGTCCCAGCCATACAGATAACCGTAATCGTGATTCTTTTCCGATTTACCTTTCATGCGGATCTGTTTTACAGGCCCGGTTATGGCGGTCCATGTCGCCAAGACGTTGCCGCCGCTAGTATACTGATCGAGCTTATTTGTGTCAAACAAGTCCTGCCAAATTGGGGATGGATGCCGTACATACTCATATCGAGGCGCATTAGCGCCAACCTGGGTCGCATCCAAAAGATAAGCAGTTGAATTCCTTTCAAACGAGGGAGCGGGCTTATCCAATTCAAAACTTTTAATAGTGATTGTGACTGACATAACTACCACCTCACCCCGTACCGATGCAATTTACGTTCTAGCTGATTCCAGATTTCATCCGCGTTAGATCCGTTGATGGTTATGTTAAATACATTGCCGCCGCTTCCCACTGCAGATATCGCTTCAGGATTGCTTAAATTAATTGGTGTGACTAGATCTGACGCAAATTTTGTTGACGCTTTTGAAATCTGTGGAAGATTTACCTGTAGGCCTTCCGCAAACATTTTTACAAAGTTAGGCGCCCATTTATCGGCGTCACGCCCGGGGCCAAGTTTTGTAGGTGAATGGAATCCTAAGTGATCAGCTACTATCCCTATCGCATTTGTAACAGTATTTTTAAGACTATCAAACATTGAAGTGATACCTTCTATGAAATTTTTCAGTAGATTGCTGCCCCACTCTTTAGCGTCTTCTACAAGTCCATTGAAACCATTTTTAACATTGGTAATGACGGTGTCAATTGCAGTAAAAATATCATTCCACGTACCAACAACGTCTTTTTTGATATCTCCAAAAGTAGTATTTAAAAAGTTTTTAATAGTATTCCAGGTTGTATTAGTTGTTTCAGTGACTTTACTCCAAATGTTAAATATTTTATCATATAAATCTTGAAAAAACTGTCCTTTGTCATAAATGAATTTAAAAGCTTCGGCAATAAAAGTTTTCACCTTTTCCCATGTCGTTATAGTGGCAGTTTTTAAATCTTCCCATTTTTGGGATATGAATTCAGCTAACTTACCACCAGCTTCCTTTATTTTATCCCAGTTCTGATATAATAAAACACCAGCGGCTACAAGAGCGGCTATGGCCAGCACGACCAATGTAATGGGGTTAGCCGCCATGACAACATTCAATGCCGCCTGCGCTATTTTTATAGCGTTTAGAATACCTGTTATAACCTGAAAAGCCAGATACCCAGCCAGTATTCCTGCGAGGATCGGGCTAATTAACCCCCAATTATCGGCGATGAATTTACCGACAGCAACCAGGCTGTTAAAAATCTTTTCAGCAATACCCCAAAACGCACTCAGAGACGCGCCGGCCTGATCCGCCCAAGCCTGCAATGACCCATTGGATTTCCACTCATTTATCTTTACCATTAACGCATCGAGGTTTCCTTTTATTATCTCAAACACCGGACCAGAAATTGTGGTAAGCACACCTGCTGCTGTATCTTTTAAAGTAGAAAATAATCCCAGCATTGTTTGAGACTGTTTTTCCATCATGCCGCCGAATCTAATCTCCATTCCTTCGGTGAGGGCCTGGATAGCTTGATCAGCAGGTATCAATCCTTTTTCTGATAGCCCCATAACCTCAGCGGTGGTTAGCCCCATCTTATCCGCCAACATTTGCCAGGCCGGTATGCCCGCTTCAGTTAGTTGAAGCATCTCATCCCCGGAGACCTTTTGCTTTGCTTGCATCTGACCCAAAGCCATCGTCACTCGATCTATCATCTCTTGCCCGCCGCCAAGAGCTGCCACAGCATCCCCAACCGCTGTCAGCATCGGTTTTATTTGCTGTGCTGTAAAGCCAAAGGCTAACAGCTTTTTCGCGGATTCCTGCAAGCCTGCGAACTCAAAAGGTGTTTTTTCGGCAAAATCGCGCATTTCGCGCAAAAAAGCGTCTGCCTTTTCGGCTGATCCGAGCAGGGTCGTAAAAGCAACTTTGCTTTGCTCTAATGAAGCATTCAGTTTTACACCCGACGTAATCGCTGCCGCGAATCCTGTGACAGCAGCCGCCCCCACTATTTTCATACCGGCGCCAATGGCATTCATGACCGGCCCCATGCTTTTCTCGGCGTCTCGTGCCCACCGGTTCATTCGCCGGGTTGAATCATTGAGCCCGCGCGTAAGATCCCGCGCGTCAGCGGCTATTCTTACGATGAGCTCGCCCAGTGCAGACAAATTCTACCACCTCTCATTTTAGCTATAGATTTTGTCTATAGGGTATTGCAAAGTAGTTAACGGTACGGTACTATACTTTTACAGGAGGTGAGATCGTGGCTATATCGCCAGATAAAAAGTCAATCGCTGTTACAGTCACAAAGAAAGTCTATGCCGAACTTAAAAAGATAGCATCAAAAAATAAACGGTCGATATCTTATACCGCAAATGCGTGTATTGAGTTTGGGCTATCACAGGAAGTCAAATAATCATCTGAATAAGGAGGAAGAAGCTTTGAAAAAAATTAAATTTAATCCTGGTTTTTTCTCGGGTATCACGCTTATCATTGAAGGCGATTACGTAAAATATTTTAATGGGACTAAGCTAAACGAACAGGGATCAATCCCTGTAAAATCAGTTAAAACGGTTGTTATTGAAGCGGGACCCAATAATACTACCGCCGTAAAATTCGTTGGGGAAGGATCGCCCTTGGGTTATTTTACGACGGCGATAAAATATGCTCAAAAATGCCAAACCTGGCTCATTAAGCAGTTGGGTTTATAAAAACTAAAACGACTTATACCCCTGCGAAATGTAGGGGTATAAATTATTCTACTACCGTTCCCCCATGAGCGGCGTTAAGTATTTTTGCTATTTGAAACATTTCCTCCGGCGATTGCGTTCTTTCTTCCGTTTTCCTTGTTGGCATGAAGTCTGTCGGTGAGAATGGACTGCGCCTCTTCTTTGGATCTCGGTTGATATTTGCCAAAACAGAGCAGATAAGAGCGGATCCAAATAATTGCAACTCCTGTTCTTCCCGATCTGTCCGGTCAAGCTCATTTAAAAGATCGTCCAGTTCGGAAATGGTTAAACTTTCCCAGTAATCAGGCTGGCCAAAGGATTTTCCAAGCCTGACTCTTGCTTGGGCAACCCCAGCTTCGCAAAATATAGCACAGGCCCTAGTAGGCGCCTGATTCCAGAAAAATTTACCTCAATCCACGCCTCCAGAAAAGTTTCAATTTCAGACGGGAAGCAGTTGTCTAAATCGATATTAGCCAATTCCGGGAATATCGATTTCATTTGATCTCCGATCGCATCAATAAGTTTAGATGTATCGGAATCTTTTAAAACAGCCCAGGATGAGCCAATTTTCGGGATAATATCGTCTTTGAGCTGTTTTATTTTGTACTCCTTAAGTGTCAAGGCAGCGCCGCCAATAGTAACGGTTTTAGTGCGCATAAATTGATCATCCTCTCTTAAAAAAATACCCCGGGTATGAGATTAACCCGGGGTATTTCCTATTCCTACGCTACGCAGTCTTTGCGACGCGGATTGTGTATGTTTTCGCGGTTTTACCCGTCTCCTGAACAACGACTGTAATAGTCGTAACTGTATTGATAGATCCCAAGGTAATAGCGCCGGACGGAACGCCGGAAGACACGACCTGGCTCGTTCCATTGGCGGTGATTGTGCATACGCCAGCGGCAAACGTCGGGGTAATAGTAATACTTGCTCCAATACTGGTGGCGGTATAGTCGTATGTGCCGCCTGCGAAAGTAGGATACAAAGTTGCCGTAGTTAAAACCATGTTAGTCAAATTGTTACTGGCGGTAATAGCAATCGTTGGTTTGCCTGTAATTCTTAAAGTTGTAGAGAAGGTTAACGTGCCGTCAGTTTCCATGTCACCAACTTCAAACGCAGTCACAAGTGCGCTAAAAGTCCAAGTAGCGATAACACTTGTTGGGAAAGTAAGTACGAAACTTTGAACAGTCGCTGCCTCAAGGTCCGTAACAAGACCAATCTGCCCATTAGTATCACCGGCAATAAAATTACCTTCAATACTTACTTCTCCGCCATCTTTTAGCGTCCCGATGTACTCCTTATAGTTGTTTGTTGACTGATGACTTGTTACTTCTTTAGTATCTAGACTGATTTTTGGATGCCCAATCTTTGTCAATTCGGCAATAATATTGCCGTTTCGCGAAAGCGTTGCGCCGAAAGCTGCTTTTGCTGCTGTAGTCACCTGTTTTCATTCCTCCTTATCCGTAAAAAACAAAAAAATCTATTGGCATATAAAAAAGGCCGGTTATGTCTTCGTATGCGTTAAACGTATTCTCTTGTTGAGACGCTTGTACATTTGCATTTGCAGATGGCCACGCCTCCATGGACATAATGACTTGCTCCGCTACCTGGCTAACCTGTAGCTCCGTGTTACCATAGGCACTGATTTGCATCCGTAAACGGCTAAGATTGCTGAATCCGCCGTGTGAATAAAATCGCTGTTCACTTATTATCTGATAGACGCAATAGGGAACGGTAACCTCTTGCGGCGCCTTCAGAGGATAAATCCGGGAGTCGATCAAAGCAGTAAGCCCGGCATAGATAGATAGGTGTGCGTATAAATCAATTTCTACACTCAAGGCCTTACACTATCAATCACTCGTTTTATTTTATCCCGGATCACTTTTCTAATTGCCGATTTTTTTGCATCCATCGAGGGCCGCATGAAAGGATATGCCGGTGCCCCCGCATGTCCATATTCGATGCTAGAGGGATAATAGTATCGTTTTCCATCCGCACTAAATTTTACGAAAATGTTATTCTTGGCCTTATCCATGCCCGCTCCCACCCATACAATAGGCGCTCTCTTGTCCCACGTTACTTTTGAAATGATTCCGTCGGCCAACTCCCCTGATTTTCTTCGAGCTCTGTTTTTTGCTTCATCGCGAACGATATCGGCACCCTCTTTGGCGGCTTCACTGAGAGCTGAAAAAATAGCGGGCTTTAATTGTTCTATCGCCCTACCTAAACGCTCAATGCCGTGTATATTAATCCGGGTTCTTGTGGTAGCCATCTAATCCACCACCTTAGTTATCAATTGCAATTCCCGCCGGCTTCCGTCCGGATCCGGGGCGCCAATAATATTGTAATTCTTCCCATCAAACACCAATCGCATTTTTGAGTCAATGTCAGACCGGTACCGGATGATAAATAGGTCCGTCAATTCGGCATTGATTTTCGATGCGGCGAAATACTCCCGGGAAGCCTGGTTTTTCTTCCCAGCCCAGACCGTAGCCACATCCACCCAGTCTTCCACATGTTCGCCAATACTGTTTCGCGTTGCGCCGATGTCCTGCTGAATAATCACCCTGCGATTTAACTGCTCGCTTATCAAACAACACACAACCTTTCCAGCCAAAGCAGGGCGTCCCTGGCTCTTTCCATCGCCTTGCGTTCATCGGGCCTATAATCATCATGCAGCAGCTTGATGTGCATTATCATGGCGTATTTAAATGTCTCAGGCACATCATCCGCATGGAACGGTACCCCTATTTGCGTCCCAGCTGTCGTCGCCAGGGTAAGCCCAGTCGCGCTGGCCACGGAGGCGATTCGATACGTCACACCGGCGATCGTTACCGTCTTGCCCTCTTGCCAAGTAGTAACGAAATCATCACCGACCGTCTTGGTGACTGCAGTCGCGGACGTGCTGACCGTGGCTGAGTGGGTCGCGTATCCAGCCGCAAAGCGAATTACGATGCCGTTAGAAGGTCTCAGTGTAATAGATGGCCATATCTTGCTGTACTTTAAAACGACTCGCCCTGGCTCGTTCTTATCGTCAACATCGTATTCGGTGATGGCCAAGGTGTACTCAGCATCTTCGGTGTCATAATACTTGACGTGGGTCACGCTCTGTAGAGGTGGAAGTTTCAGTTCGATGTAATCTTTTGCCGGCCAGGCATCCAGCCAGAGATCCCATGTTTGCTCCAGATAGGCGCGGTTCTGAAAGCCTTCGCAGTAGCGCCTGGCAGATATGATATGCGCCTGGATTACATTGTCATCATCGGTAGTATCAACGCGCAGGTGGCTTTTTGCAAGCGCCAGGCTAACCGGCTCCCGCGCTGGCGGCGTGATAAGTTTTAAAGCAATGTTGATCGCCTCCTCAAAGTAGATACCGCGTTATTTCCCGTTAATTCGCCACCCGTTAATTGGTTAACAATTGCTCCACCTCTGTCACCGTAAACCCCAGTTTAAATAGCCTGCAGTTAGGGTCTTCCATATACTTATACTGATAATGCTGAGTAGTGGTTTTTGACATATCGCTTTCTCCGCCTACAACCTTATGTTTATCATTATTAATGCCATCCGCTTTATTTTCTAACAAACCAACATTCAGCCACTGCATTCGCCCGTCCAAAAGTGCCTGGAAAACAGGTTCCCATTTTCCGCGCGGAAAATTTCCCCTTACATATAGATAGTCATCTTTTGTATTTAGCCATTCTGGAAAACCTATCAAAATAATCACTCCTTACGATAACGTGTAATACTTATCAATCTTTTTAATTGTAGTAAGAAACGGTACCTCATCCTTATACTTTTCCATCTGCTCAATCAGAATTGAAGAACCTGTAAATACAACATACCGTTTTTCATCCATGACAAATTGAATAGTCAGGCAGTTTGATGAATTTGTTCTGGAATATTTACTTTCCTTGATCTTGCAGCCAATAATCAATATTTCCCGATTTATTACATCGTCAATTTTTA